GCGTCGATGGTGGGCGCGATGATGGATCAGGGTGAACGCATCCTCGCGATGGGCACCCCGGCCGACAAAGCCCAGTTCACCAAGACGGTCCTCCCCGCGATCCTCAAGTCGCTGCAGGACAAGAAAGAGGGAGACGACCTTGCAGAACTACGGCAAGCGCAAGCTGACCTCCTGTCGGAAGTGCGGGAAGCCCTACTCCGTCCCGACGAGCAGCGAGCTGACCCTGTGCGAGAGGTGCCATCCGATGGTGGGGACAGTGACATACGAAAGGCTGATGATCGACCGGCGCGTCGAGCAGCGCCAGCGCGCAAGGCTGATGGCAAGCCTGCGAAGGTAGCCCCTCGAGGCAAGGCCAGGAACTCGCGGTGAGCTCCGGCCTGCTCACCAAGCTCGCATCGAACCTGACCATCAAGGACAAGAAGATGCAGGTGGTCCGGTTCAACCCGAACTGGGCGCAGCGCGAGTTCTACGACGAGGCTGAGCGGCAGTTCGCTGACCGGGGCCGCGTGAGAATCATCGTGCTGAAGGCCCGCCAGCTCGGCATCTCCACCGCCACCGAGGCGATGGCGTTCAACCTGTCGTTCGTGTTCCCCGGGTACCGCGCGATGGTGCTCGCCCACGAGATCCCGGCCTCGCAGAACCTGCTCGAGATGACCCACCGCTATTGGGACAACTACGACTTCAAGCGGCTCTACACCACCGAGTCCTACTCGAAGAACGACATCGGCTGGGTCGAGACCGGCTCCCGCATGAAGATCGCGACCGCGGGCAACAAGGGTGCCGGCCGGAGCTCCACCATCCACTTCCTGCACGCGTCGGAGATGGCGTTCTACCCCGACCCCAAGATCGTGATGACGGGCCTCACGCAGACCATCCCCGAGTCACCTGGCACCGTGGTCGTCGCTGAGTCCACGGCCAACGGGCGCGGCAACTATTTCCACCAGCAGTGGCTCCTGGCCGAGCAGGGGGAGACGGAGTTCGTGCCGCTGTTCTTCCCGTGGCACAAGCACCCCGAGTACCGCGCCAGTGCCATCGGCATCCCGCATTTCTCCCTCGGCAAGTTGACCGACGACGAGAAGGTGCTGAAGCGGCTCGGGGTCGATGACGACCGGCTTGCATGGCGCAGGTGGGCGATCGCGAACAAGTGCCAGTCCGACGTGCTCATCTTCATGCAGGAGTACCCCTCGAACCCCGAGGAGGCGTTCATCGCGACCGGCATGAACGTGTTCCCCGGGGAGCACCTGTCCGCGTGCTACGACCCGCAGGACGGTGTGCGGGGGCTGCTGCAGCGCAACGGCAACTCGGTCACGTTCAAGGCGGCATCGGACGGCCCCCTCACCCTGTTCAAGCGCCCGCACGAGGACACCGACTGGGGCAAGTACCTCGTGGCCGGCGACCCCACCAAGACCACGATGGGCGACTACGCGGTGGCCCAGGTGCTCAACCGCCGCACGATGGAACAGGTCGCGGTGTGGCGAGGCCGGCTCGACCCGGTGACGTTCGGTGAGGAGCTGTTCAAGCTGGGGCTCTACTACAACACGGCGATGGTCACGACCGAGATCGAAGGCCCGGGCTACGGCACCGTCGGCAAGCTGATCGGCATGAACTACCCGAACATCTGGCAGCGCCAGAACAAGGCCGACAAGACCCCCGGAGCGATGACCGCATCCACCTACGGCTGGTCGACTACCCACCAGACCAAACCCCTCGCGATCGGCTGGCTGCTCAAGTACGTCGTCGACCACGCGCTCACGATCCACGACCGCAAGACGTACGACGAGATGGTCAACTACGTCACGCTCGACAACGGCTCGTACGGCAACGGCAACAACGAGGAACACGACGACACGGTGATGAGCCTCGCGCTCGGGGTGACGTGCCACATCATGGACGCCCCGTTGCAGGCATACGGCACCGAGGCCGACGAGGTGCGCGAGGATTGGCGTGACCTGATGAACGACATGGAGTTGACGTGACCCACAGCTACAAGGAGGAACAGCAGCTCCACCATCTGCGCCGTTCCCTCACCAACCACCGACCCGACGCTGAGCAGATCAACCGCATCGAGCGGGTACGCGAGGTGGGCTACACGTTCGGGGTCACGATCGTCACCGACACCCCCACATCCCGTGCCCAGTCCATCGCGCTCACGAAGCTCGAGGAGGCCGTGATGTGGGCTGTGAAGGCTATCGCAATCGAGGAGAAGGTGGACGACTGATGCCCCTGTATTCGTTCCGGTGCAACCTGTGCGACGCGACGCAGACGATCAACTCGTCGATCCGTGACTACCCCGAGGTGCCCAACGCGCGCTGCATGAACTGCAAGGCTGGCGAGATGAAGCGGGACTACCGCGCCGACAAGCCTCAGCCGGCCCCGATGTGGCAGGAGCACTTCAACCCGTCCACCGGCACCGTGGTCCGTTCCCGCCAGCAGCTCCAAGACGACCTGAACCGCGGAGCCGAGGAGCAGTTCAACCGCACCGGCATCCCCTCATCCCCCGTCGTGGTGGATCGCTCCGACATGCCGGCCCTCGCACCCCCCGAGGCGTAACCCCATCCCGTCTACCCACCTGCGGTAACCTTCCATCGTGGCGATGACGATGGACGACCTGGGCAGGATCGACGATCCCGAGGAGCCCGGGGAGGACGCGTACGAGGAGGGTTCAGCCCCCGAGGCGTCCGACTCCCTCAACCGCCCCGCAGCCCCTTCACTCCCCAAGGTCACGAAGCCGAAGGTCGACAACCAGCGCGCCAACCGTGTCCGTGAGCTGTTCCAGCGTGCCCGCTCGGCCCGCCAGTCGATGACCGACCAGTGGGTCCGCAACTACGAGGTCACCCACAACCGCACATGGTCGGCCTCCCGTGCCCCCCACCTCCCCAGTCCCAGCCCCGCGGAAATCTGGCCGATCATCAACTCGATCGTCGCGTGGGAATCCGACAGCGCCCCCGCCTTCGATGTCCTCCCCGCTGCCGACCCGAACTCCGACCTGTACGCCCAGCAGTGGCGCATCACCCAGGATCTCCGCACCACCCTGCGCGCCGCCCAGGTCAACAACGGCTACGACGAGCAGATCCAGCGGTTCCTGTGGGACGGCAACCTGTACGGCACCGGGGTCCTGAAGTCGCTGTGGGACCAGTCGACCCATCAAGGCCTAGGGGATGCGGTCATCAAGCGGATCGACCCGTTCCTGTTCTACCCGGACCCTGACGCCACCGACATCGACTCGGCCCAGTACCTGATCGAAGTCCAAGAGGTCAACGAGGACCAGCTCGAGACTCGCTACCCGGGTGCGCTTGAGGTCGTCAGCGGCAGTGGGAGCTCCGACCACGACCGCTCCCCCACGCTCACGGGTGAGCCCCGCGGCTCCATGCCGAAGTCGAACCCGGGGCCGATGGAAGGCGTCGCGAACGAGGGCTACGGCCTCCCCGGCCAGGGGCGCTCCCGGCTCGGTGACCGCGATGTCGACTCGGAACGCTTCCTCATCATCGAGTGCTGGTGGCGACGAGTCACCCCTGAAGGCCAACGCTGGTGGGTGACGGTCACCTGCGGCAACGCGGTCCTGCTCGAAGTTCCCGCGACCTCCCTGTGGGGTCACGGCGATCAGCCGTACGACCGCTGGGTGCCGGTCGACACCGGAGAGTTTTGGGGCCAGAGCCTCGTCACGCTCCTCGCCCCGCTGCAGAAGTCGATCAACCGGATGCTCGCGTCGATGGAGAACAACATCGACCTGACCGGCAACCCGATCATGCTCGAGGACTTCGGCTCCGGCACCTCCCGCTCGCGCATCATCAACAAGCCCGGTCAGCGTGTCGGCAAGAACCCCGGCCGCGAGGTCCGCTGGCTCGAGCCGCCCAAGCCGACCCCGGGTGAGGCCATGCAGCTCATCCAGTTCTACGTCGGGGAGATGGAACGCATCTCCGGCCTGAGCGCGATCGTGCGAGGGGCGACCCCCACCGGCCGCAACAGTGAGGGAGTGATCGGCTCGATGCAGGAAGCAGCGTTCGTGCGGATCCGCATGGCGCTGCGCAACCTCGAGTTCACCCTCCGCCGCCAGGGCAACAAGACCGCCGCCCTCATCGCTGAGTTCTACGACGCCAGCCGTGTCGTGTCGTTCCTCGGCCCCAGCGGTGAGCGCATGATCTCGTCGCTCGGCAGCCGCCACTTCTACGTCCCCGACCCGGACTCCCCGACCCCTTCGCCCGTGAAGTTCGCGCTCCACGTCCAGGCCGGCTCCACCCTCCCCACCTCCCGCCAGGCCCGATCGGCCGACGCCGACACGCTGTTCGCGATGGGGGCGATCGACGAGGAAGCTGTCCTCATCGCCCACGAGTTCCCGAACTGGCCCGATGTCGTCGCCCGTGTCCGTGAGCAGAAGGCGGCGATGGCGGCACAGGGCGAGGACCCCGCCCAGTTCGGTCCAGGCGCACGCGCCGCAGCAGGGAGAACACAGTGAGAGCACGACAGGTCACCGTCGGCACGACGGCCACACTCATCGCGAGCGGCGGCACCCGCATGTCGCCCGATCACGTCATCATCACCGTCCCCACGGGCGGGGCGACCGTCTACCTCGGTGACGCCTCGGTCAACACCTCCACGCTCGGGTTCCCGGTCGTGGCCGGCGCATCGTTCACCTGGCCGCTCGCGTCCGAGTCGATCTACGGGATCGTGGCTGCCAGTACCCAGGTCGTCACGTTGGCCGAGGTGGGCGACTGATGGCCGGCTACCCGGCGTACACCGCGCCGAGTTCGGGAGGGGGCACGTCGTCCCTGATCTTGTCCGCGCTCGTCACCACCGCGGCCGCATCCGGGCTCACCGCTGGCACCACCTACTTCGTCACCGATGTGGGTGGCGGAATGCTCGCCCTCGCCTCCGACGTGGACACCTACGCGTTCCTCGGCACCCTCGCGCTCGACCACGACGACCCGGTTCCTACCGGCTACATCGGGCACTTCACGAGGACCCCTGCGCCGTGAGCATCTTCGACCCCGACACTGGCAAACTCGTCGACCCCGACGCGCTCCGTTCTGTCGGGTTCGCCGGCCAGGGCATGGAGCTCCCGAAGCCTGTCGTGGTCGACGGCAACAGGGTCACCGCGTGGGTCAACGAGAACACTGGGAGGCTCGGCGGCTACGACACGGAGCACCCCTCTGGCCGTGTCGACGTGAACGCCCACGTTGAAGTTGTCCGGGCTTCGGCCGATCCCGGCACCCTCTAGGGAGATCCTCATGGCTTTCGCCACCAGCTACGTCAACGGCTACCACCTCGGCCAGATGATGGTCAACGGTGCCGCGTACAATCTCAACACCGACACGATCCGCGTCTCGCTCTACACCGATTCGATCGGCACGATGGACAAGAACGCCAACGAGGTCAAGGGCGGCGGCGTCTACACTTCGAACGAGGTGTCGTACACGGGCTCGTCGGTCACCCCCGGTTCCGGCGCGAACCCCGGCAGCCTCACCGACCCCACGGTCACTGTGGGCGGCGGGGTCATCAAGTTCGCTGACACCTCAGCGACGATGGCGTGGACGAGCGCGACGTGGACGGCTCGCGGCGCGGTCATTTGGGACGACACGCTCACCTCACCCGCGGACCCGGTGCTGTGCGCTATCAACTTCGGTGCGAACAAGCAGGTGACCGTCGGTACGTTCACGATCACCTGGGACACGGCCGGCATCTTCGTCGCCACCTACTGAGAGGGTGAAGCGATGCCATCAGTGACCTACACGCAGACGATGGCGGCGAGCCTCTCCGACGTGATGGTCAACTCGTCCAACACGGACCACGCCGCCACCTCGGCCAGCTACGACACGACGTGGCTGGAGGTCGGCAACCACTTCGCCGCCGACTACCGGCCGGCCCCCGGCCTCACGTTCACGATCCCGGCAGACCTGACCGGGGTCGCTGCCGGCGACATCACTGACGCCTACGTCGAGTTCGTCGTGCAGACATCCCACACGGGGGCGTTCCCTGGCCTGGCGAGCAGCGAGCCGCCCTGCAAGCTGACGAACAGCACACCCACGGGTGGCGTGTTCCCGGCTTCGCGCAACACCGGCAACAGCCCAGTGTCGATCTACAACGCGTCGGGCCTGTCCCCGATCCGTTGGACGGCGGCGAACGGTGCATGGACGAAGGCGTCCGGTACCACCTCTGTCGGCACGGTGGTTCGGAGCCCGAACCTCGCCGCCCACCTCTCAGCAGCGATCACTGCCGGCGCGGTCCCAGGCACCGACAAGGTGACGTTCTGCAGCCTCGGTGAGACTGGCGTGAACAGCCTGCTCCGGGTCTACTCGTACAGTGGCACGACTGCCCCGGTGCTCAAGGTCACCGCGAACGTCACGGCCCTCGACGCGTCGGTCACCACTGTCGCCCCGTCGGTCAACTTCACGGTCCCCACACCCGCGGTCGTCTACCGCTACAACGACATCAGCTACCACGACGGCACCGGGGACAACACCCGTCGCTCCCTCGACCTGTACCTCCCGTCCAGCACTGCACCCGCGGGCGGATGGCCGGTGGTGATGTTCGTCCACGGCGGCGCGTTCAACTCTGGCGACGAGGACGACGTTGGCACCTTCACCCGGTTCCTCTCCGACGCCACAGGTCGAGGGTTCGCGGTCGTTGCTCCGAGCTACAAGCTCGCTGAGGGCAACATCTTCACCAACCTGTCGATCGGCTGGACCCGGCCGCATCCGACCCAGGACATCCTCTGCGCCCTCAAGTGGATCTCGACGCAGACGACCTACGACCTCGACGCCAGCTTCATCGTGGCATCCGGCAACTCAGCCGGCGCGCACATCATGTTCGAGGCTGCCCTGCTCGCTGAGGACGCCACCCCGGACGGCTACGCCAACGTGTACCGCGGGCAGGCCCCTGGCGGCACCCCGGGCACCACAGGCCCGCGCGGCACCCGCTACACCGACTGGACCGACCTCGACAACACTGAGGGTCGTACCGGCATCCCCACCGTCAAGGGGATGTTCAGCTTCGGTGGCCCGGTGAATCTCACCCAGGTGTGGACCGATAACGTCCTGTTCCGCGGGGCAATCGCGATCTACTACGGCGGCGCTCCCGACGCGACCATCTCCGCTGCAGGTGTCGGCAACGAAGGCAACCTCGACGCGTTCATCACGAGCCTCACCGGATCCATCTACGACGCCCGCACCCCTACTGCCCCGTCGTTCCCCATCGGCATCTCCTACTCGACGGCCGACACGACCGTCACGACCGCCGCCTCGTACACGCCGCTCAGGTCGGCCCTCGACACCGTGAGCTACGACGTGTCGCAGGACACCAACGGCACAGTGGCGACGGGTGTGGCGTTGAGCCGGCACGGCTACACGGGAACCGGGGATGGCGGCGGGCACGTCAACCTGATGACGCAGTACGACTCGGCGTTCTTCACCGGCTGGCTCGACGAAGTGATCGCTCAGAACTCGGGTGTCGGCGGGCTCGAGGTGTCGGTTGTGGCCCCGGGGGGCGGGATCACTGTGGTCGACGTGTACTACACCGACGGGACCACACCCACCCTCGTCGCGATGGACAACCAGACGTAGCCCCCAGTCCATCCTCCTGATGGCGTAGCATCTACCTATCGCAGCCACCCGGAGGAATCAGTGGACGCAGCAGTAGTCACCGTGGGCGACACACCTACCCTCATCGCCACAGGCGGCACGCAGGTGGTCCCGAACGCGTGTCTGATCCGGGTGCCGACGGGTGGATCGACGGTGTACCTGGGTGGGCCGACCGTCACCGCTGACGCCGCTGCGACGGGTGGGTTCCCGCTCGCGTCGGGTGAGTCGTTCGGGTGGGACCTGATCGACGAGGACTTGTACGGGATCGTGTCGGCGTCCACGCAGATCGTTCGTGTTGCCCGTCGTAACTCGGAGTGAGCCCATGCCCCCCTTCCTGACCTCTGCAGCGATCGACGTGACAACCGAGGATCTCCAAGCGGCGGTCGACGCGTACCTGCTCGCGAACCCCCTCGACCTGACCACGCACCTCGCTGCCGCCGACCCGCACACCGGCTACCAGCTCGAGTCGCAGAAGGGCAACGCGAACGGGTACGCGTCGCTCAACGGCTCAGGCGTGATCCCCGACAACCAGCTCGCATCCACCATCGCCCGTGACACCGAGATCGTCACGCAGATCTCCACCCACGCCTCAGCCGAGGATCCACACGGCGACCGCGCCGAAGCCGCGTTCAATCTGGCTGTCCACG